CACTGGCCTGCGGGCCAGTGATCTTCTTGGTTGAATATCGAGCGGTGTAACCGGCTGATTCGAAGGTCACGGCACCTACGGTGCTGAGGCCATAAGGCCAGAGTTTCGAAAGATTTCGAGAAGTATAGAGGGTGTCACCACGGGTAGTTCGTTCGTAAAAGATTTTATCGTTGAAGTCGTGGTTGAACAAGATGACGTGATAGTGAGGGCGTAGAGTCTGGTCGCCGTATTCGGCTCCCAGGTAGAAGCGGACCTTCTTAGGGTAAATTGATTTACGCAGCTTCTTGAAAAAGAGCTGCATATGCCTCGGATGAACCGAGTAGTCGACCGGGAGATGGTCGTTTGAGAATGTGAGAGTAAGGAAGCAGTTTTCCGGGTGAAGCTGGGCTTCCTTGTCGCAGCGGACAGCCCATTGCTTTGATTTTTCCAGTTTGCATCCCATGCACCGGCCGCAAGGCAGGTGCAGCCCGAAATTCTGAGAGTTGCGGGCATGTTTGGGGTTGAAGGTAATCCGCGACTTACCGGTCGCCGGATTGATTTCCGTAGATCGGTAAGCCGGGATCGGGAAGTCACAGCCCATAGGCTAGAGGCGGATGCCGCCGCGCATGGGCATCGTGACATTCTTAGGGTGCACCTTGGAAGCGGTGCGGGTGAACAGACGCTCCGAAGAGCGCTGTGGCATTTTGGAACGTTTCACTTGGATACCTCCGGTAGGGTTGTGGACATATGTCCACGGTTAAGAGTGAACCATAGATTTGGTATGGTGTCACTCAGCACATTTACATCAAGGGAAGAAATGTGCTGGCGGCCGCCCCGGGGCGGCCTACTGCGAGAGTCTCGCAGGTTGAGAAGCCGATTGCTCGGCATGGAAAAGGGCCCCGCAGGGCCCTTTTTTTGAGGCTACGGCGCTTTCGCGCCTTCCGCAGGGGGTGACCCCCCTGCACCCCCCATTGGAGGCTCTGGCGGCCTCGTATCGGTAGCAAGGCCGAGGCGGATCGCCTCGTCCTGATTGACGGGGTCGGCGAGGAACTGAACGAACCGCGCCGGGTCGTTCTGGAATCGCTCGCGGACCTGAGAGGGGAGGGCGGCGAAAGCCGCCTGGGCAGCAATGACGGTCCCAAGCGCCTCCTGATAGTCGGGAAGGCTGGTGAGATCGGCATACTGTCCTCGAGCCGCGTTCTCGCGAACGAGCTGCTCGAAACCCTGCTGGCTGAATTGCTTCAGGATGTTGTGAATGTCGCAGGCGTCCATTTCTGACTGCCGCGTCATCGAGGGCATGACCTCTCCCGTTTCGGGATCGGTGTTGTCGAAGCCCTTGTGATCGTGAGGACGGTGAAAACCGTACTTTTTGCGTGGGAATGTCATTACCGATCCTTCCGAATGTCGATTTCGAGTTGAGAAGGCGGGGGACCGTCTGACGGTCCTCCGCCTGCGGATTTGGCACTATGGCCCGCCTGAGCGTCCATAAGGCCTTTGATTTTTTCGACCAACGCCCCGCCAATACGTTTAATGAAATTCTCGCCCGACTGGCCGATTCGGCCCACCGGGCTGTCACCGTAACGGGCGTTGTTCTCCAAACGTTGTTTGTCGAGCGCCGCTTGAGCGGAGGCCGACGATGCCTGAGCGCCCCACAAGGCGCGTTGTGCGGCGGGATTGGCCACACTCTCAGCGAGTACAGCGGTTTCCGCATTTTTGCGATTGGCGTCGGCCGCCGAGGTGGCAGTTTCCTGCTTCACCTTGGCGATAGTTTCGGCGGCAACGCTCTCTTGAGCCTTAGTGAGCCCCGTTTGGGCGTTGACGTTGCCAACCTGGGCTTTCGCTACCTGCGACAGCTCGGCGTCCTTGGCGGCCTGAGCCGCTGACGAGACGCCTTTCCCCAGGTCGTCCATCGTGTTTTCCATGGTTGCGGCCTGCATCGAGGCCCCCATGCCACCCGGTGTGGTCGCGCCACCTTGAGAGTAAGCGAGAATCGGGTTGAGACCAGCATAACGCATATCGTTCATCGCGCGCTGGTAAGCGGTGCTGCTCATGCGCTCCTGAAAGCGCTGGTTCTCCATCATTGTGAAGAGATTGAAATTCGCAGCCTCGCGCGCCATCGACGCGTTCGCTGCGTTGGCTTGCCCCTGGCCGATCATGCCAAGGATACCGCCGATTACGGAGCCTCCCGCTCCTGCCCAGTCGCTCATTAGAAATGATCAATCAGGCCCGGCACGCCGTAAACCGGCATGGGGCGAGCGCACTTCAGCGAGAAGAAGCTGTCGAAAATGAAGTGCGGCTCAGATGGCACCGCAATAACGCGGTCAATAGGCGGGTTGTCCTCGATGAACGTGGCATTGAGCGCAGGCGCTGCCGTAAAATTCTGAGCGAGATGCCAAGTATCAAGTGGCGTAGCAGCGTTGGAACGTAGAGCCCCAGTAATCTGGGATGGCTTATAACGATACTCAGCAAAGCGTTCCTGATAGCCGAATGCTGCTGCGTCAGCAGTGGGATTGACGGTGCCCTGAGCATAGATTTCCTTATTGAGAACGGCCTGTTCGCCGATCATGGCGAGGGCCGGCCAATAGTAATCGAACTTGGTTCGACGGGACCACATGCGGTTGAGGCCCTGCTGATAATTCAAGTCGGCACGCACCGACACGAGGCCGATGATGATGCCGTGTTCGGTGAACGACTTGCTAAAGCCGTGCCCGTTGAGGTGTGAAGTGCCGTAGGCAGCCAAGCTGCCCTGCGGCGTGGGCTCGGATGGGACGGCCGAACTCTGAGGCACAACGTGCAGATTGACGATGGATTGGCCGCCACCGAGATATTCGGGCCGCTGCAGACGAGCATCCGGTGAGACGACATTGAAGTGTGCCCTGATGATTTCGGTGTATCTGGTACCACCGCGGGCGTCCCTTTCGTAGAGCTTTTGGATCTGGAAGGCCTGACGGAGCTGGTTAACGGTAGCGGCGCTCGCCAGTGTCAGGTCGGCATAGATCATGGGCTTGGCGGTGCCAGCCACGTTGGTTGTCGTCTCGAAAAAGAGCCCATTAACCTGCTGCGGATTGCCCGAGAAGGCGTAGGTCCGATTCGGGAGAGTACCGGTTTCCCGAACAGGAATAGTGGGTGAGGCCGGAGCAGCAGAGGTGCCGTCGTTGCGCCAGCCGATTCCGGTTACAGGAGCCTGCGTGCCCAGCGGAATCGTGACCGCGGTTCCCTTCTGCGTCCAGGGCAAGGCGCTGGTAAAGTAGTCGTGGCGCTTGCCGCGACGCTTCAGCGTGTAATCACTCGGCAGATCGGGACCATCGCCCTTATTGACGGTGATGGAGTTCTGTAGGTTTTGGTCTCTAAACCAAGTGTTCCAGACGAGGTTGTAAGCTCGTAGCGGAAGAGCAGAGTGAGACAGACCGGGTACCTTTGTCGGTAAGCCGAAGTAGTCGAAAATAGAGTTTTCCGCGTAGCCAGTGACAGCAGTCGAAACGACTTGTGGAGTGATGAAGTCAGTGGAATCCCCGGGGTTGTCCTGCTCGCCCATCTGCTTTTGCCAGTTGTTCCAGAGCAGGCGGTTGGGCACGAAAAAAAAGAACGTGTTCATGAAGACGTTATCCATGAACGGGTGCAGCGGCGTGGCGAGACGAGCGAAACCGGTCATACGGCATGTGAAAGTATCGCCGGGCAAAGCCTCGTCGATGAAAATCGGGACGAGCCACCCAGCGTCAAAGGAAGTCTTGAGACCGTGCGAACGGTCGAAGGACGAGCGGGGGATTTCAGCCTGAGGGACACGGCTGAAATCGTGAGACATTACTGAGGGCATCATTAGACGGCACTCCCGTTAGGCTGACGCTCGGCCGCAGACGGGGCGAGCTCATGGAAGGGGAGGGACGGGGGCGACACAGGGACGAGTGCAATCGCGTCCATGACATGCATCATGGGGTGGAGCGATTCGAAGTGGCCGGTGGCGTCGTCGTAGGTTCCGACGCAATAGAGCTTGAAGTCAGAGGGGTGTCGACCGACGGTCGTGTTGAGGTCGTTGACCAAGTCGCGAAGTGCACGGATAGCCGTGGCGTCCGTCGATTGGAAGAAGGGCGAATGATACTGAAGCGCCTTCACGTCCAGAAGGCTGTATGCGCGCAAAATCATAGTTTCCTCGTCAGTGTTGAGATTCGAGAATTCCGGACCTCCTGCTTGTCGGCCCGGTTGCGAGTAGTGAGTTGCGGTCGCTGAATGGATTTGGCTTTTCGCGATCGCGAAAGCGTTAGTTGTTCCTCCTCTGTTAATTGCTGGTCGAAGAAGCGTGGCGGCTTGAGTTCCCGGCCGCGCACGATGACAGAGTCGTGTTGATAGATTTCGTCCTGGTACTTGATCGCGTAGCCGTGGCCGATGCCCGGACGGCGCGACATGAGAGAGAATTCAGGACGTACACGGCAAATGAAGCCGTGAAGGGGATGCACCCGGAGATAGAAATCACTGGCCTGCGGGCCAGTGATCTTCTTGGTTGAATATCGAGCGGTGTAACCGGCTGATTCGAAGGTCACGGCACCTACGGTGCTGA